CCGCGTTTGGCCATAGCCACGTTCTTAGGCTGTTGGTTGCGAATGTCAAGCCCGATACGCCGTAATGCTCCTTCTATATACATGCCTGCAGCAAGCTGCAGACACATGTTACCTGAAGGTTCGATGGCGATTGTACGTTCTGTATCCTCGTTTTTCGGAACAGTCGTTAGTTTTGAACCCTCAACCTTCGTAGTCCCCGAAACTCCTAAGCGGCCATCCCTGGCCGCGAAGTAAGGGTTGTTTCTACGAAGTTGACGTACCAAGGGTTCGCACAGAGCGGTACAAGTCATGTCCTGATGTATCTTATCGACGGTGTGTGTGCCTTTAACGCCATTACTGGCGCCTGGCCCAAACCGCCAATTCGAGTACAGGAATGACATCTCGAGCGGCGTCTGTATAGCCGACTCGTCCCAGGAAGACGTAAAACGCTCTAAAATAGTAGTAATATAATACCGAGCGTTCGACAAGATCCTAGGATCAGTAGCAAGAGAAGGTGGATTGCTCTTTTGGAGTTCACCAACTTTGTAGTTTATCGCCAAAAAATCAGCGATAGCCTTGCCCCGAAGATCTTCTCTAAGGAAGCGTGCCCTTTTACGGGCACGTTGTACCTGACGAGAGACCCCTGCTGTCTGGGGTCCCTCGGCAAGAAGCTCTTCTAACATCGTGGTGAAGAGAGCATTAAGTCTCTCCTCATTACGACCTTGAACGTTACTTTTACTCACAGGATAACTCCCGATGATTATAACGGTTTAACCAAGAAAAGACCTGGGAAGACTAGGGTACCAACTACTTAGTCTTCTTCACCGACGTTGCCACCGGAGATTCCGTTTCCGAAGTCTCCAGGACAACAGCAGTGGGGGCAGTCTTCGCGGCGTTCGCTCGAATCTGAGCTACAGCGAGGGCAAGTGGGTCCACCAACACGGCCGGCGCGTTCGCAATAATTACTAGTGCGATAGCGACGGCGATGAAAGCGGGCCCAGCCTTCCCCCAGCTCAAAGAACACCTGTCAACACGGTGACCGAAATACCGCTCGCTTGTTCCCAACCAATTCCGAAATGGCAACTGATCATGGCGCGAACTTCTTCCGGTTCATAAGTATCGACACCGGCAGGGCACTCGATGATCGTTGTGATCTTCGGTACCATGATACTTTGGTTGACTGCCGGAGCGGCCCCTTTACGTGTGATGAACTTGTACACGTTCAGAGGGACGTTCTTGATAACACCGGTAACGGGGTTTGCCTGCGGTAACGTCCTAAGGATTGGAGGCCGGTAGAATGTCGTCGTGAACGGTTTTGAAACACTGTTCACATCAACACTCGTCTGAGTCCCACCGAGGGCACTGATGGCGTACTGTTTGCCATTAATGTTCGGCGCGGTATCCAAAGTGAGCGTATAAGTCGGGGTTGTTAGTCCCGTAACTACTGCGCCCGTTGCAGGTGAAGCTGGTGCAAAAGCCATTGTATGGCTCCTATTTCTTTTCCAACTATTTGGAGAAAGGCCTACGCAATCCAGGATAAGTGGGTGTCAATCCACTCAAGTTAGGACCACGTTGACCGGCTAGCACGGATGCCAAATTTAAAAGCTTGGTTACTCCGTGTGAAGCGATCTCATCCACAGATTTAATGCGGAGAGCTCGCGTAGGTAGAACAGGGGCTTGTTTTTCGCGAACGAAGAGACTATATACCGACTTCGCAGTGCTCCCAGAAAATACCGCCTTAGTACCGACGGACAGGAACAACTTGACGTTGGAGTTAGTCTCACTCTGATACTTGTAGCTTTTTGACAGGAACTTAACCGTTCCAGGTAGTGTATAAAACATGTCTTCAAGCCACGAGCCTACTGTAGCACCGTAATCAAGCACCCAAGAGTAAGGTGTAAGCTCCCAAAGAACACTAGGGAGTTGTTCTACCTTTAATCCGAGGTGATCGGTGACACTGTAGTTGGAGCCTGCACGGACTTCTAAGTCTATGCCAGCTTCATACCGAATACCCTGCGTATGACGTGCGCTACGATACCATCCGTAAGCGCAATCCTGCGCAATATAAGTAGAGGAGCCTGTATCTATGGATCCACTATGGTATTCTTGAGTCGCAGAGCCACTTATAACTATCCGGCGATCCTGTCGTGTGACGTAGTGCATGACAGAATCTGCAGCTGTCTGGATATCTTTGAGAAGAGGATTAACCCCAAACCCAAAACCCAGCCAGATGTCGCTAGCTAGTTTAGTGACGCTTTTGCCCTTGGATTTCTTGGCGGCTAACATAGCTTTAAGTGTGTCCATACCGAGGCCGTTGATCTGTCGCACTAAGCGATGGATTTCACGACTTTCAGCAATGGGTGGACCAAGCTGCGCGTTGCCGACTTTGCCAGAGAGTCTGTTTTTGAGACGACTGATAGCCTGATCGTTTAGGGTTACAGTACTTGCCTCATTACGGATATAGCCGCCATCAAGAGTGCCGTAGCCCCGAGAGAGATTGTTAACTCCTTCGGTCACGATACTATATTGTGTCGGCTTAAGCTTGAAACGTTCCGTCGAGTAACTTGACGTCGCGTCTCCGCCCTTGGCAATTGTACCTCTCCAGTCG